GTTTAATATAAAATTTTGTCAGGAAATTGCGAGTTGTAAAACCTGACTATGTAAATGTTGTTCGCTCGCTTACATGATATCTATTAATTGTATTATATAAAGCTTCGTATCTTACTTTCGGATCGTTTAGTTCTTCAGTGTGTTTCGCACAAATTATAATCTTAGCATAGAGTTCAGAACTAATATTACTATATTCATACTCATCTACTACGTTAAGAAAATAATCCTTGCGATTATAAAAGCCAGATGCCAAGCTTGGTATTAGAGAATGCGGTTCGATATCATAATCCGCATAATCTAGTAATTCGATGGAAGAATTACTTTGCTTTCTTGATGTATTCATCAAGTAATTTACCGGTAGCTTTTCTGTTGCGTACTCTTCTTGGTTTTGCTTGTCCTTTTCCGTTTTCAATTTTGGTTGTGTTGAATTTTTGTTCGAGTTTTCGAATTTGTTCGCGGAGTTTTCTGTTCTCATTGTTTTGTTTATTTGATGCATTGCTGTTGTTGTTTCCGGTTCTTTTACGTCTGTTATTTTGACGCTTTGGTATAGTAGCAGCTGGTTTCGTATCGCTTTTCTTCGATTTATTGAATAATGATGATACGAGCTCAATACCTTTTGGTAATACATCAAGCAGAAATGGCAAGAATGTACCCCATGAGTTGTATTTCATTGGCATTGCATCAGGCATTTCATAGAAGGAATCTAATAATGCTTGCATAGCCATGATATTCGGTTTTGGTGCTACTTTGGATAAACCATTCCATGGTCCATTCCATACTGGTTGTGCTTCAAACCCATAATAAGTTTTAATTGCAATGGGCGATGCAGCTGCATCTGTTGTTACATGTTGATTCGATGAGATTCCTTGCATGCGCATTACTGTCCATGTCATATCTTTAGTCCATAAGGTATCTTTCATAATTGGTACTTCAGATAATGCAGTTCCTGTTTTTCCAAACTGATCTAATAATGGTACGTAATGTTTTTGGCCATCTTTAGAGATAGTCCAAGTATAACATTCATAAAGTCCGCTGATAGATAAATTGTCGCCTGCTAACCAAGATGGTGATACGGTGTTCAATCTTTGTACTGCAAATGCTCCGTTGACAAATTTATCTGCATATGATCGCATAGAATTGGTCATAATTTGTGATGGTGTTGGTGCAAGTGAGAAGCTGTCGCTTTCATATCCGATGTTTTGGAATGAAATTACTTGTACATCGGTAGCTGGATCTAATTTTATGCCACCGTATTTATGCCCTTTAATAGTTAGATAATCCCTTACTACTGAATGATTTAACCCTTGTGTTGTGTCACCTAAATCTTTGACAAATTCCAAAATGCCACGTTTTTCCATACATTCAAGATGTTTTAAGAATATTTCTGGTTGATCGTAGCTCATATGTAATAATTTGCCAGCAAATAAAACGTTTGGGTTAAATTGTTGTACGTTTATTATACCTGTATTATTAAATGCTGTGACGTTTGGGTAAAGTGTTATAGATTTATAGATGGGTCTATAAACATTAACGGTTGATCTCCATAAATCGAAATTAAAGTTATCCTGTACACCTACGTTTGCATAATCTTGATCGTAGTTTGCAGCGGTAGTAGCAGAATAGGTAAGGCCAAAATATTTAATTCTAGCTCCTGTTGGTACGATTATGGAGTAATCGTTGATGTTATGCCAGTCGACTTCTTGCGTTTGCGTTGCATCGTTTCTGGTTAATGGTTCTTTCAATACTTCGTTATTTCTCCATTGAATAATGCATTGTGTTCTAGCATCATTGGTTGGTAAACCTTCCAATTCTGGCACATTTGTTGGTGGATGTGTACATTTCAATATCATCGCCTCTTCTGAATTGATATTATTGATCTTGTGGTTCTGTACACTAGTACTTGTACCATTGGATGTTGGATCGAAGTTTGCGTCGTTATCGACTAATTCGTCTGTTTTATTCATATTAATTATATTAATATTATAAATTATAAATTTAATTAGTATATATAAGTTTCAAATTATCAAAATTTAAATTATATTTACTTAATTATTACTGTGAAATTTTTAGGAATGAGATTCTTGAGAAATGACAAAGAAATATATTTATTTAAAAGTTTATTGCAAAGAAAGTACCCTCACGGCATCTTTCAAATTCTCGTTGATCGAATTGCAATAACCAGAGATACATTCTATGTATTGTTTCAGGGTTAATATTTATCTTTTTATGTATACGATAATATTCTGATGCATATTTTTCCATTATATCTAAGTTACAATCTTTCCCGTTTATAACATCAAGGGCATCCTTGACATTGATCTTTGCTAAATTATACGATTTTTCATCAGTATAAATGGTGCTGATTATTTTCGTAACTCTTCTCAACACATCTGGATAAAAACCGTATGGTGTCATTATATTACAAATAAATTCTGTAGGTTTTCCATATACAGCTTTAATATTGTATCCAAGATAATTTTGCATAGATACACTACCCGCTGTTCTTTCTTCAATGTGTTTTGCTTTAATGGTTGCATCATCCCCTTTTGCTCCGAAATATAGTAGACCTTTAATATCATAACATGCATTTATTGCCGCGATGTTAAATATGGTGTTTGCACCTAATGTATTTGGTTGTCCGCTATGTTGTTTATATTTACCGGATAAAGCATATATTCCTTCGTTGTATCCTAATAGTTCCCAGTTCGTACGAATTTTAATGTATTTATCTATCACTTTCTTATGTATACCCATCATACTCATTAATACCCTTTCCATTGCAATGCTGCGCATATTGTGGCTCGAATCAAATTCTGTGAAATCTGTATTTAATTCCATATATTCATCGTTCATTGTATATTCAGAATATTTTGCAAATTCATTGGAGATAATAGCATCTGATTTATCATATGCTAATATGTAATTATCTTTAATGATTTCTTTAATTTTATAATTCATTGTTCGTATCCAACCACTCATGAATATGTTAATCATTTTACTCCAAGCAGATACTCCTTGCCCTGCTTTATCGTTTGCATCTGATGAATTTTTAATAATTGGTTTTGTTTGTTGTTTCAAATGGAATGCAACGCGATCGTTATATGCGTCATCGTATTCCCTTTCCAATTCTGTTAATTTCTTTAATATATTGTTACTGGAATCAAACTCAAATGTTGCCTTGCGGTAATTAAATATTTCAAACATTTCAGTGAATCTTTGGGTGGCGCCGTCCATGGAATGTTTGTTATATTTTTCTCCGGATATGAAAGTGGCATCTCTCTTAATTTGTTCTTTGATTTCTTTTTCAGGATATTTACCTTGTAATACTCTTAGGTATTCACGGCTGTTCTGCCAAACATCTTCAATCTTAATTTGTATGTTATTGCGCAATTTTTGCTCCGTATTGTAATCTTCTTTGAAGGTATTAAATAATCCTCTAGTTAATAATTCAGTACTTCCTTCTATATTCGTTTTCTTTGAATATCTTGTGATCATCGTTTTCAAAGCAAACTGTGTATCTTTGTTGACGGCTATTTTAACTCTGTTTTTGTTGCCGATTCTTCTACCTTTGATCTTGACAATTTTAGCATTCGCTACGTCTGCATTTATTCTAAGCTTTCCTTCAGATATTCTTGGCAATACATCGCTAGTGTATGCGACCAATGGATTGTCGTTGTCATTTTCATATTTAAATAAAGGTTCTAGAATCGATTCTATTTCGTCATCTGGTACATGTACATTATCATAATATATTTTTGAATGTTTTAATACATTATTGTCTTTTGGTACAATTTCTACTTCTGGTGCAACTGGTATATCTGTTGCTAATAATGTTCTCTCAATGGGTGTACCTAATATTTCATAAGTTTGCTCAATTAAATTTTTACTTCCGTAGATCACAAATTTATGTGTATGCCTACTTGCGGCTACATAGATGTATCTAACTTGATTTTCTATAGGTAATTGTGTTAAATCGTGCGGTAAAAATGCAACGCTGCGAAATGTTTTTCCATGTGTTTCTGCTATTGTATACACATTTTTGTGCTTCTTAGACAATTTTTCTTTCATTTTCTGCGTTGCGCACATTACGATATCTTCCTCGAATTTTATGTTATCAACATCTTCTCTTTCTTTAACATATATGCTATTTTTAATTCTTGATGTAGTTTTGATGGTTTTATTTAACATTTTACTAATATATGAGGTGATATCCTGTGGTGATCTTTTAGTTGTTTGATCATATTCTTTCCCAATTAATTTCAGTTCTTGTGTAATACTTGTGTTGTTAAAATCAATGTATTTTAATTGGTAAGGATCACCAATACCTATGATTTCTTCTATTTGATCAAATTGCAATAATGTATGGATATAATCTACACTATATATGAATATTTCATCTAAATACACATATCGGTATTTTCTTCCTTCTATTAGCTTCTTAAGAAACTTCATGAATGTAATTGAAGTATGTTTAGTGCCTATTTCTTTATAAGGGGATACAATTACATCATGCATATGACATTTATTTTCGAACACACCTCGCGTTTTACCAGATCCCCCGACGCCTATAATTGCTTTAATTTTAATTTCATCGATGTGTTGCAACATCACATATTTCGTTTTTTCTTGTACGGTTAACTTGCTTATCACTGGATCATTCATAATAATATTCTCTTTATAAGAATTATGCAATGATTCATCTACACCTGGTAGCATAACAATGTTATTAGTTTTAATTTTCTTTTCCGTGTTGCAATTACATTTACTTTTACCTTCTAATTGTATTTTAGTGATTGCCTGTACATTAATTTGACTATAATCACCTTTGGGTGAAATATACCAATATTGTTCACTAGATGTATTTTTACTATTATCTAATCTACTCATTACTATATTATAGTTCTCAAATATTTTTCTTATCATCTTTTGATTTCCTTCTTTCTCTGCGATGACTTTGAGTATTAGATGTTTAAAATTCATTTTCTCGATATATTGATATTCTGTATCATCTAATGTGGGTACGTCTGCGATTATGACATCTGCTGTAACTGTTATTTCTTTTAGATGTTGATATAGGCGTACATGGTTCTTAGTAAAATATTTTAGTTCACTTGAATTTTCACTCATGTAGCAGTATGCTTCTAAATTGCTATATCCTTGTTGTTCCAAATATCTCAAGAATGTACCTGGAGCGCAACTTATATCCGCTATTTTGTTGTTCTTATCCTTGAAACACGCGAAAAGTTCAATTAATTCCTTAATTTTTCCTTCCATATGTAATTCATTTTTACAAGGTAATATATCTTCCCATTGTTCATCAATAATTTTTTCCTTTTCAATTACATCTGAGGTCGGTAATATGTATCCACCTCCTCGTTTCTTTGGGATATGCGTGCACTTAACTTGTGTGTAATGGCCTGCGTGTAAATTAATACCTATTACTTGTGTGCTTCCGCAGTTGGTAGCGTATAACATACCTTCATTATGTATCACAACACTAATATCGTTATAATTACATAAAGTAATTATTTGTTCAATTTCATGGTTAATTGTGTTGCTATCGCTGACGCTTTCTTCAATATGCATTTCCAATGCATACATCCAAGTGTTATATTTATTATATGTTCCATTATAATTTACACCGTTTTTGAAAATATGTTTTAGAATGTTTACCCCACATTTACCATCGCCTTTTGGGTTATATATTATTTCTTTACATTCTACGATATTGTATTTTATCTCTATGTTGTTAATATTATCATATTTTAAATTAATTTTACGGTATAATTTTTCATCACTTACATGAATTATATTATTCCCATTTGGGTCCAGTTTATTGTTGATGTTTTCTACATCTTCATCACTGTTGATGTAAATGTTCACTTCTATGGGTCGGTTTGTAAAATTAAGCGGTACATTTAATTCTGTAAATTGTTTCTCATGAATAATTACCGAATTTGTTTTCCTGCTATCTTCGCAAAATTCAATGCTTACTGGAATAGGAACGATGCTATAGATATCGAATTGCTGTTTATCTTTAACCATAGTATCTCCGAAGTGTTTTACCCAAAACTCCTTATATTCGTTTTTGAACCAGTTCATAAAGGTTCCTTTAGGAGTGTTTTTCATGTATTTAAATATTCTCGATAAATTATATGTTCTGTTATGCCTTGCGATTGCGCCTAAAATGAATAATGAAATAAATATTTCTTCACGATCTGCAGAATCCTCTGTGATCCCTTCATTTATTGCTTTTAGACCATCGCTAGTTTCAATTCTCACCGTGTTAGCTATTGATGACATATATGCAAGTAATGTGTTGAATGTATAAGTATTGTCTACTTGCCTACCTGCATATTCTAAAACACGGTTTACATACTTACGTTGTACGAGTATGCATCTATCGAGATGATTGTTCGCTGCTAACATGTGATACCACTTTTTGTCCATTATCCTAGATAAAATTGGGATAAATACTTGATCTTCGTATCTGGATAAAGCGGGTAAGCTGCGAAATAATGTACATCTTTGTTTCTTCTCGATCCTCGTGAAGCGTATTTTATAGAAGCTGCGAAGATTTGATATTGTTTCGACGGTTAAGTCAAAATTATGTGCTTCTATTAAAGATGTAGTAATATATGCCCTCCAGTTTTCGGTATTATGTTCATAACCTAAACTGCCATCATTGAACCAAAATCTAGTGTTTGTTCCTATAGTTTGTACTCTGAAGGATTTTTCATCTGCTCTAAATTGTTCATTGAACAAACGATCTGGTACAAACATGTATACATCTAGACATGTTATTTCATGATGTTTAAATATTTTTGGAATATCACATATATGGATATCATATACATTTATAGCGAAGGCATATTTCGCTTTATAACTACATTCCAATACACTATGTGTACGGATTTCGTTATTGGTTCTTAACTTCGCGTTTTCGAACCTGGCTGCTTCGCGTTGATCTAAATTGCGATAGCATCCGTGATGTTTATCATTATTTTCCATCCGAGGTCCTATTTCTAGAACATCTACCTCTGCATATCTCGATGCTGTTCTTTTTGCATCATTATATGCCCATATATTCATCATTGCGGGTATTGGATGTGCATTCCTCTTCAACTTACTTCCATAAGTAATTGGTTGAGGTGCGAATATATCGGATAGATCTTCCCACTGTTCCACAGTGAGATAGAATGGAACTTCGATAGCATTGTTGTGATATCTGGAAAAAGCCTTCTTTTGGATATCAGCAGCTAATGCTTCAAGGTTGTTATTAAATTTCATAGGGTTAGTATTCATTTTAATAATATTTATTAACG